AAACGAGGATCACACCCCTGAGTACAAGTATTGACTGTGGCTCATGGGTGTACCTATGGGGGCGGGGCCTGGGGGCTGGGGCTGCCCCGGGGGCGGGTCGGAATCTCTGTGGGAGAGCGAACACAAGACCGTCGGCCCCTCTCGTGTGAAAAAACGCGAATTTGCAGGGCCCCGGTCAATTGGGATCCTGATAGAAATTGAAATATGGAATGCACAGAAAAACGAAATTGCTGATTTATCGTGTTTTTTCAAATGCCGCTGCGGTTTTTGTAAGCAACGGTGTTCATACGGTGTTTCGTCACAAACCGCATCGTAAAACGGCGATTTTTCACGCAAAAAGATGTTAAAACAGCTTAGTTTTAGCATTTTACCGCATTTTGAGATTGCGGTCTTGGCGAAGCCCGTGTGGATACCTAAAACCGCAAAATTTCGGAAGATTTGAGGTGGCAAGCAGATGACGGATGCACAGAAAGAACAAGTGCGGGCAATGCGGATGCAGGGCATCGGATACCGGCTGATCGCAAAGTCACTGGGCTTGAAAATCAATCAGGTGCAGCTTTTCTGCAAGGCACATGGGCTTGCCGGAAAGGGAGAACTCGCACAGCTCAACTATCCGATCTGGTGTCAGCAAAACAGCCGCTGTCCGGTATGCGGTGCAAAAGTCACGCAGCTGGGAATCGGCAGACGAAAGCGGTTCTGCTCCGGACGGTGCCGCACAAGATATTACCGTATTAAAAAAGACACGGAGGACTGAAAATGCTTGTTACAGTTTTATGCCTTACTTACATGATGATCATCATCCTGATCCATGCGATCTGGATAACTTCCATCATCAAGCATGACGGCAAATGCCATTACAACGCCTGCGGTCACTGTCCGTATGACGGCTGGTGTCCGATGCAGGAAGACAGAGCGAAGGAGGCAGCACATGGAACACACAGAAGTGAATAAGACGAGCTTCCTTCGGGAAGAGCAGATCAGGATACCAGCGGACGATCCGGTGAATCATCCGGCGCACTACACGGCAGGCGGCATCGAGGTCATCGACTTTCTCGAAGCGTGGAACTTCCCGTTCCATCTTGCGAACGCGATCAAATATATCTGCCGCGCAGGTCGGAAAGATAAGAACAAGACCGCTGAGGACCTTCGCAAAGCGATCTGGTACATCGAGAGATATATCAAGCATCTCGGCATGGAGGGCAAGTCATGACGTTGACCGAAAAGTTCATCGCTGATACCATTCAGCTTGACAGCGGTGCAGAGGTCATGTACGGCAGCGACCAGATCTACGACACCTACCCCTGCCGATTTCCAACTGTGGAATTTCAGCTTGTAGCAACGGACGCTCTTGTGGAGGTGGCAGACCGCATCCGCATGGAGAAGGGCTACCTTCCGATGCATCCGAGGGACGGCAGAACGGATGAGGTTGACAATGACGGTTGGTATGATTTCTATGTCGGCATCAGCAAGCTACCCGGCGACCATCAGCAGTGTCAGCTTGACAGCAACATCAGCTTTGTGGTTGTCAATTCCGATTCCGATGACAACGAGGATATGTACAATATCGACCTGACGGAATCCGAAAAGGAATGTGTATTTGATATTCTGAACCGACAGTGCCGAAGGTATCACGGCAAGGACTGTGCTGCATTTCTGGCAGAAGCCGAAGCGGAGATGACGGACGACTGAGTTCCTGCGGACAAGGTGAATCTCAGGCAAGAGACGGCATGAGCTGTCAGTCAGGCATCGTGAATGTCCTGCTGTGGGTGATGACGGATGCGTTTATCCGTGCGGATGCATTCCCGAACCCATACAGAGGTTTCGTGTAAGCCTCGGCATGGATAGGCAATGTGATACAGCCGAACAAAAACACGGCAACACTTTGTCCGCAGTAAACTTTGGGAGGGCGATAACTTGAAAATAATCAAGCGGAACGGATGTGAAGTTCCTTATGATTGCGAAAAGATAAGAGCCGCGGTCACGGCGGCAAACGATGAGATGGATTCCAGTGACAGAATTACAGATACAGTGATTGGTTTTATCACCGGCAAAGTCGAACAGCGGTGTGAGGCACTTGCGCGACCTGTCCATGTCGAAGAAGTCCAGGACATGGTTCTTGATGAACTTGACAAGGCCGAAGCTTACAAACTTGCACGCCATTACAGCGAGTACCGCCTGCGCCATGAGCAGCAGCGCCGTATGAACACAACGGACGGCAAGATCCTGAGTCTCCTTGAGAGAAACAATGAGGAGGCAAAGCAGGAAAACGCCAATAAGAATCCCATCATCAACAGCACGCTCCGTGACTATATGGCAGGCGAAGTAAGCAGAGACATCTGCCGCAGATTCCTGTTTCCGGAGGATGTAATTGCAGCACATGATGACGGCATCATTCATGTGCATGACCTCGACTATATCGCTGAACCGATGCACAACTGCTGTCTGGTAAATCTGGCAGATATGCTTCAGAACGGTACGGTGGTATCCGGCACAATGATCGAAAAGCCGCACAGTTTTTCGACTGCCTGCAATATCGCAACGCAGATCATTGCACAGGTCGCATCGAATCAATACGGCGGTCAGACTGTATCACTGGCACATCTCGCTCCTTTCGTGGATGTCAGCCGACAGAAGATCCGTGCAGAGGTGTTCGAGGATGTGAACTGTGACTGCGGCGCAAAGCTGTCTGAGGAAGAACTCGACCACATCGTTGAAAAGCGTGTACGCCGTGAGGTCAAGCGGGGTGTGCAGACAATCCAGTACCAGATAAACACACTGCTCACGACCAATGGGCAGACTCCTTTCGTAACGGTGTTCATGTATCTGGACGAGGTGCCGGAGGGGCAAATTCGTGATGATCTTGCGCTCATCATCGAGGAAACGCTCCTTCAGCGTATCGAGGGTGTCAAAAACGAAAAGGGTGTCTGGATCACACCGGCATTTCCGAAGCTGATATATGTTCTCGATGAGGATAACATTCAGCCCGGCTCCAAATATTACTACCTCACCGAGCTTGCCGCAAAGTGTACGGCAAAGCGTATGGTACCCGACTATATCTCCGCAAAGGTAATGCGAAAGCTTAAGGGTGATGTGTATGCCTGCATGGGCTGCCGGTCTTTCCTGACACCTTCTGCCGACCATAAGTATTACGGTCGTTTCAATCAGGGTGTCGTTACCATTAACCTTGTGGATGTTGCTTGCAGCGCAGGCGGAGATGAAGATAAGTTCTGGCAGCTTCTGGATGAACGCTGTGAACTTTGCCACAAGGCACTCATGTGCCGGCACGACCGCCTGAAAGGAACGCCGTCCGATGTTGCACCGATCCTCTGGCAGTACGGAGCATTGGCAAGACTGAAGAACGGCGAGGTCATTGATGACTTGCTGTATAACAACTACAGCACGATCTCCCTTGGCTATGCCGGCATTGCAGAAATGACCTACCGCATGACAGGCTGTTCGCATACTGAGCCGGACGGAAAAGCATTCGTAATTTCGGTGATGCGGTTCCTGAACGACAAGTGCAACAAATGGCGCTCGGAAACAAACATCAGCTTTTCGCTGTACGGCACGCCGATGGAATCCGTCACCTACAAATTTGCACAGTGTCTGCAAAGACGACACGGCATAATTCCCCATGTGACCGATAAAAGCTATATCACCAACAGCTATCATGTCCATGTGGCCGAACCGATTGACGCCTTTCCAAAGCTGAAATTTGAAGCTGAGTTTCAGGAACTTTCTCCGGGCGGTGCGATCAGCTATGTCGAGGTGCCGAATCTTCAGTACAACATCCCTGCGGTGCTTGCGCTGATGCGGCATATCTACGAAACGATCCTATACGCCGAACTGAATACAAAGTCTGATTACTGTCAGGCTTGCGGTTTTGACGGTGAGATCGGGATCGTGGAAGAAGACGGCAAGCTGATCTGGGAATGCCCGAACTGCGGCAATCGTGATCAGCGAACGCTGAATGTCTGCCGCCGCACCTGTGGATACCTCGGAACACAGTTCTGGAATCAGGGCAGAACGGCTGAAATAAAGGACAGGGTGATGCACCTGTGAATTACTGCGGTCTGAATAAAAACGATATTGCAAACGGCGAAGGTGTACGTGTGTCGCTGTTCGTCAGTGGCTGCCGGAATCACTGCATCGGGTGTCACAACCCGGAGGCATGGGACTTCAACTACGGTCAGCCGTTCACCAAAGAAACAGAAGATGAGATCATCGAAGCCCTGAATCCTCCGTGGATACAGGGACTTTCTGTTCTCGGCGGTGAACCATGCGAGGAGGAAAATGAAAAAGTCCTGATCCCGTTTCTAAAGCGGGTAAAACAGGAGTCTCCGAATTCGGACATCTGGGTGTTCTCCGGATACACCTACGAGATGCTGCAGGGAGAGGAAATACTCAGATATGTTGATGTGCTTGTGGACGGGCCGTTTCTGTTGGAGCAGAAGGACATCTCCCTTGCCTTCCGGGGCAGCAGGAATCAGCGGATCATCAGGCTGAGAAATGGAGTACGGATGTGAAGGAAAAACAGAACTGCCGCTGCGACAGCTGCGGATGCGCTTTTATTCCAAAGCCGAAAACGAAGCGTGAGGGCGAGATCGAATACAGCTTCTTCAACTGTGATTTCTGCGGGAAGGCGTTTATCATGTCCGTGACCGATGCAGCCCTACGCAGAAATATCCGCAAGTATGCGGCATTCGTTGACCGGCAGAAAACATCAACGCTCAGCGAAATGGAACTGCTTGTCGGCACAAGACTGAAACAGGAAAATCTGAGACGTGCCGCAGAGCTGCGGCAGATGTATATACGGGAGGAATGAGATGAAAACAGCAGAACTGCGTATGATCCCTGTCTCGGAGCTGAAGCCTGCGGAATACAACCCGCGCAAAAAGCTGAAGCCCGGCGACAAGGAATACGAGAAGATCAAAAACAGCATTGAGGAATTCGGCTTTGCCGATCCGCTGGTCGTCAACGCTGATATGACGATCATCGGCGGACATCAGAGACTGACTGTGGCAACAGCACTCGGATATACGGAGGTTCCGTGTGCAGTGGTTGACATCGACAAGGTTCGTGAGAAAGCCCTGAACATTGCGCTGAACAAGATCACGGGTGCATGGGACGAGAATCTTCTGGCGGAACTTCTCGAAGATATCCAGAGCAGCGAATTCGACCTCGGCAAGACCGGCTTTGATCCGCCTGAGATAGAGCAGCTTTTCAATCAGGTACACGACAAACAGGTCAAAGAGGACAGCTTCGATGTGGAGGAGGAACTACAAAAGCCGACCTTCTCGCAGCCCGGTGATATCTGGATCCTTGGCAGGCACAAAGTCATCTGCGGTGACAGTACAGTCGCGGAGACATACACAAAGCTGATGGACGGTCAGAAGGCCAATCTTGTGCTGACCGATCCCCCTTATAATGTGGACGTTGAGGAAACCGCCGGAAAGATCATGAACGATAACATGAGTGACAGTGATTTCTATAACTTTCTTCTTGCCGCCTATAAGTGTATGTATGACAGCCTTGCGGATGACGGCAGCATCTATGTTTGGCATGCCGACACTGAGGGGCTGAACTTCAGAAAGGCTTTCAAGGATGCCGGATTCCAGCTTTCAGGCTGCTGTATCTGGAAGAAGAATTCACTCGTACTCGGCAGAAGTCCTTATCAGTGGATCCATGAGCCGTGTCTCTTTGGCTGGAAGCAGAAGGGCAAGCATCAATGGTACGCCGACCGTAAGCAGACAACTGTCTGGGAATGCGACAAGCCCAAGAGCAGTCCTGATCATCCGACCACAAAGCCGATCCCACTGATGGCGTATCCCATCAAAAACAGCACCATGACAAACGGCATCGTCCTTGATCCGTTTCTTGGCAGCGGCTCTACGCTGATCGCATGCTGCGAGACAGACCGTATCTGCCGTGGCATTGAGCTTGATCCGAAGTTTGTGGATGTCATCGTCAAGCGTTATCTTGCATGGTGCAAGGATAAGCAGACTGCCGAGGTCGCATATGTCATCCGTGACGGTCAGAAGCTGTCGTTTGCAGAGGTGGTCGCTGAGATGCCGCAGGATGGTGGTGCAGTTGAGTGATGTGAAGTGCGTTCTCATACACGATAACTTTCAGAATTACAAAGGCTACAGCATTCCGAAGGCACAGCTTGTCATCGCAGACATTCCTTACAACATCGGCGGCGACTTTTACGCTAGCCGTCCCGACTGGTATGTGGACGGAGACAATCAGAACGGTGAAAGCAGCAAGGCTCATAAGGCAGCCTTCCATACGGATTACAGTTTTAACATTGCTGAGTATTTCGCTTTCTGTAACCGACTGCTCAAAAAAGAGCCGTCCAAAGGTGAAAAGGACGCACCTTGTATGGTCGTCTTCTGTGCGTTCCAGCAGGTTCCGGAGGTCATCCGACAGGCGGAGAAATACGGCTTCAAGCACTATCAGTTTTTGTGCTTTATGAAAAATTACAGTCCGCAAGTTCTGAAAGCCAACATGAGAATCGTGGGTGCAACTGAATATGCACTAGTGTTGTATCGGGGTAAGCTGCCGAAGTTCCGCAACACCGATGCGGACGGAAAGCACCACATGATCTTCGACCACTTTGACTGGGTGCGAGACGGTAAGAATATCCCGAAGATACATCCGAGTCAGAAACCGGTGAATCTTCTTAAAAGACTTATTGAGATATTTACCGATGAGGGCGATGTGGTCATCGACCCCTGCGCGGGTTCCGGCAGTACGCTAAGAGCCGCAAAAGAACTCGGCAGACACAGCTATGGCTTTGAGGTCAGCAGGGATTTTTATACCAAAGCCTGTGAGCAGATGCTTGGAGGTGCGGGATGACAAAGCATGAATGTGCGGTTGTGACCGCTTACACAGAGATTTCGATGCTGAAAGGTAATGATCTGAAATATCTGTACGATTATCTTTCAGGCTTCATCGGCAGACCAGTGTATACACACGAGATTCCTGCGGTGGCGGCGGCTTACAGAGAGCAAATCAGAGAGGACTTCCTCGAACTGTGCAGGAACGCAAAGGAGGCGGATGATGGATAAGAAACACTTGACGCTCGGCAGCCTGTTTGACGGCTCCGGCGGCTTTCCGCTTGGCGGCATCCTCGCAGGGATCGAGCCGAAGTGGAGCAGCGAAATTGAACCTTTTCCGGTGCTTGTCACTCACAGGAGACTGCCGGGTGTGAAGCATTACGGCGATGTATCTACACTGAACGGAGCAGAGCTTCCGCCGGTGGATATCATCACCTTCGGCAGCCCGTGTCAGGACCTGTCCATTGCGGGCAAGCGTGCCGGGATCCATGACGGTGATCGGTCAAACCTGTTCTTTCAGGCGATCCGTATCATCAAAGAAATGAGGGATGCAACAAATGGACAATATCCGCGATACTGCGTCTGGGAGAACGTCCCCGGCGCTTTCTCCTCCAACGGAGGAGACGACTTCAAGGCTGTCCTCGAAGCAGTTATCGGAGTTAAAGAAAAAGGGATCGAGGTGCCTGCGCCTGAAAATCACAGATGGGCAAAATCAGACGTATTTCTGGGAGACGGATGGAGCGTGGCTTACCGAGTTTTCGATGCTCAATACTGGGGTGTCCCCCAGCGAAGAGCAAGAATCTACCTTATCGCAGATTTTGCTGGCGGAAGTGCCGGAGAAGTATTATTTAAGTCCG